TAGTGATAGGCGCCGTTCGCCAGCACCCATTGCGGGTTGCCGGGCGGGGTCTGCGTCATCTCGCCAGCGTTGGTTGCCATGGTCGCTTCCTATTGCCTGTTGGTGCCCTGTTTGCTCACGTCTTCCTGCAAGCGTTGTAGCACGGCCCCCTGCGTCTGCTGCGTCGCCTGCAAGTCGGCCATTTTCTGCTGCATCGTCAGCAGCCCCTCGAGGATGCGGTCGGCCCTGGCGATCACGGCGTCCACCTTGGCGGCGTTGGATTGGACAGGGCCGCTGCCGTGGGTTTCGAGCGCGACAATACGCAGTTCGTGGTTGGCGCCCTGCTGCCGCATCGTGCCGATCTCGCTGCCGATGAGGAAGACGTAGAGCGCGATGGACGCGGCGGCGCCAACCACGCCAATGGTGAGCCAGCGAGGTCGCCGAGACGGCGGTTCGTCAGCCATGTCCCGGCGACCCCCATTGTCAGGCGCTCAGCTTGCGGCGGAAGGCGGCGAGGGCGAGCAACCCGGCCCCCAGGATCGTCATCGAGGCTGGCTCGGGCACGTTCTCGAGGATGGCGGTCTGGCCCCGGTTGATTAGCTGGGCGTTGGCGCTCAGCGAGCCGGTGACCTGTTCGGTGATCGAGAACGGGTTGGCCGAGAAGAACGCGCCGCTGGCGTTGTGGCTGTAGCTGTCGGCAGCCAGCAGGGCGGTGGACGTGAAGTTGTCGAGCAGCGTGCCGGGGGTGTCGTTGATGCTGTCGGCGCCCTGCTGGTTCGTCGCGTCGGCCCACAGGCGGGTCTGGGCGGTCGAGCCGATGGCGTTCTGCCAGGTGCCTGCCGTGGTCGCGGCGAACTGGGTGACCGGGGCGGCGAAATTCGTGTCAGAGATCGTCACGGTGTAGAGCACCGGGATGCCCAGCGTGTTGATCAGGTTCAGCGAGGACGTGTTGAGGATGTCCTGCGGGTTTGGGTTGGCGGGCGTGCCCACCGAGGTCTGGACGCTGCCGTTGACCGTGATGCCGCCGATGGTCTGGTTGGCGATCTGGATCGTGCCGGTCGAGAGGTTGGTATCGCAGGCGGTGTTATCGACGCACAGGAAGGTGGTGCCGCCGAAATTGGCGGCTACCTGTAGGGTTGCGTGAGCAGGAAAGCTGGCGAGCGCGGCGAGCGCCACTGCCAGCACCCCCGCGACGAGATAATGCGTCTTCATGTTGGTTCCCTCTGGGCCGACCGCGAGATGCGGCGGCGGTTGCGCCGGAAGGCCCGGCGAGGGTGGCGATGCAAGCGAGACGCCGATGAGCATTGCCAGTGGCTTAGAAGCGTCGGTTTTGGCATGTGTAAAGTCTGCCGACACCCGGCGCTGGATTGCCGCGATTGCGGCGTCGTTCGCGGCCTTCCTGTGTGCTGCGCCTGCGCGGGCGTGACATTTCCGACACAGCAGGATGGTGGCCCATGGCTTGGTCTGCCGGGGGCGCCAGCGGCGCAGCGCGCGCGGGTCGGGGTAGCCGCAGTCGCGGCAGGCCGGGGGCGCGGCGGGGGTGAGGAAGTCCACCCCTAGCCCCAGGGCTTCGTCGTCACGGCCGCATAGGAAATCGTACCAGCCACGCCAATCACGATGCCCAGCAGCAGGCCGATGATGAACCACATTCACAGCTTCCATCCGGCGGTATGCGGATCGCAAGAGGCGACCGCGTAAAGCGCCAGAAAGGCCATGCCGATGACGCAATAGTAGAGTGCGCGGTCACTCATGTGATAACACCGCTACATGGATGACTTTGTGCATATCCCGATACGGGTGCCTGCTGCATTTGCCGAGCGGATCGACAATTACTGGCATGAGCACCGGCTGATGACCCGCGCGGCGACCGTTCGCGTGCTGCTGACGAATGCGCTGGATATGGCAGAGGCGCGTGTTGCATCACGGCCTCCCCCACGGCCAGAAGACCCGCCCGGCGAGGTAGACGCGGACGGCAAACGGGCGCCGGTAGACTGACAGGGTAAAGCCGCGCCCGGCCTCGTTGATGACGAAGGCCACTGTCATCGCAGCCTCGGCACGCCGCCGCTCATGCACATCACCAAGTCGTAGACAAAATAGATCAGGAAGATGATCACGATCATCGCGACGATGATGCGAATGACCCGCATCGCCAGGTCGCCCGCCCAGCCCAGCCAGCCAAGGATGATTGGCAGGAGCAGCATCAGAATGGCGACGACGCCGCAGATGATGACGAGCCAGACCAGCATCGACACCAGCCACGCCGATGAGAAACACATGCTAGTCCCCCTCTGCCATGTTCATAGGTCCGCGCTGGCGGTGAAGGTGTTGTTGTATCCGTAACTACTGGCCGTAGTGCCCGTGCCAATAAAGTAAACCCCGATGACACCCAGCGCGGCGATAGTCGGCGTGGTCAAGTTGGCGCTGACAGCAGGCGCGCCGGGGGTGACCGTTACCGATCCCCCACGCATGACAACAGGAAACAAAAGCGTTTGATTGATCGTCATCCCCGCCAGCGTGTAGCCATAGCTTACGATCTGCCCCGTCTGATAAAACCGCTGTGCTTGTTGCAGTTGCGTAACCGGATCGAGCTTCTCCAGCGGCGTGGCGACGGTGCCGAGTTCAAGCTGGACGCCGTAGAGGTTCACCGTGCCGGATTGCACACCGATATTGCCTGCCGCCGCGTTGTTAGTAGCACCAGATGAGAACCATATCGACAGCGCCGAAAAATCAGTGCCGATGTTGGTGCCCAGCGTCTTGCCAGCGACCGATGGAATGGCAATCGTAGACGAATACCGTGTCCACGTGCTGCTCAATGTCACCGTATTCCCGGTCGCCAGTACAGCGCCGCCCGCCGATGGCGATCCGCCCGTGCCGAAATTCTGGTTGATATTGATGCCGATTTTAGGCGTTCCCGCCGTGTATCTAGCCCAGAACGACACGGTCACCGTCTTGCCCGCGAGGCGCCGCACGTTCTCGATCCGCTGATCCAGCCGGTGATAGGCTCCCGCCGCCGCATTGCCGGTGAAGTTGTTCAGCCAGAAGAAGCCAGCTTCCTCGTCGCCAATCTCGGCCCGCCCCCCATCCCCCAAAGCACCCTGCGACGTGTTGGCGACATCCGTAACGCCCGACAGCAGCCAACGGTCCAGTGTGGTCGTGCCAAATGCAGTGAACGGCCCCGCCCCGCGCTGCGCGATATTGAACATGCTGTTGTGGATGTAGTTACGGCCCACGTCATGCAGCGAGGTCGCCACGGCGTCGGACACGAACTGGGTCGTGGCCAGGGACGTGTCGGCATCGCCTACTGGGGGCGTGGGGGCCGTAGGATTGCCGCTGAAGGCCGGGGAGGCGATGGGGGCATAGGCATTGGCGGTGGTGCCCGCGAGCCACTTGGCGCCGTCCCAGGACCATGTGGTGCCATTGGGGCCGGTGTAGGTCGCGCCGGGGGTGCCTGGGGGAAAATCTAGGGCCATGGTTATAGGTCCGCGCTGGCGGTGAAGGAACCGATGGCATTGCAGGCGCCGGTTGCGGTTGCCGTCGCCACCACGCGCACGGCACCCGGCCCTTGCGCGTCCATTGTCACGCCAGTCAGATTTGATGGTGTCAATGTCGGCGTGACCACGGGGGTGTTAGACCGCAGCGTGACCGGCAAAGGAAGCATCTGCGTCACGTAAGCGCCTGCGGTGTTGTAGGCATACATGCTGACGGCACCGGTCTGAAAGAACCGTTGGCACTGCTGCAATTCCAAAACGGGATCGCGCTTTTCCAGTTTCGTGGGCACGGTCTGGCCCGGCTGCACGATCTCCAGCTGCACGCCCCAGAGGTTGATGGCGCCGGATTGGACAGGAACGCCGCCGGATCGCGCACTGTTGGTTGATCCGCTCGAATACCAAAAAAGCAGGGTGGTGTTGCTGCCCGTGGTGCCCAGCGTCTTGCCGGAAACACTCGGGAGCGTGAACGTCATTGAGTAGCGCGTCCACGTTCCGGCTCCGAATAACGTGACCGACTGCCCGTTGTTTGAAACCCCGGCAGATGGCGATCCACCCGTTCCAAAGTTCTGATCGCAACTGACGCCCAGCTTCAACGTCCCCACCGAGGCGTTTGCCCAGAACGATACCGTCACCGTCTTGCCTGCCAGACGGCGCACGTCTTCAATCCCCTGAAAGATGACGGTAAACGCGCCCGCGCCAGCGGTTCCGGTGAAGGAGCACGCCATGTAATACGTCGCAGCTTCGTCACCGATCTGCGCGCGAGTGGTGTCGGTATGTGTGTTCTGTCCCCAGCTAAACGTATCGCCCGATACCGCGCCCTGCCAGCGATCCAGCCCGTAGCCAGCGGTTGTCCAACTTCCCGCCCCACGTTGCGCGATGTTGAACATGCTGTTGTGGATGAGGTTCCTGCCGACATTGCCCAGCGCCTTGTCCACGTCCATCGTCGTGGCCGCGTTGGCGAGGCCGGCGACGTTAGTCGCCGGCACCCATTGCTGGGTGTTGCCATCGTCATAGGCGAGGTAAAGGTTCCCGCCGGTGGAGTCCCACCACAGCTGGCCGGATACGAAGGTGGGTGGGCTGGCGGCGACGATGATGGGGCCAAGGGTGTTGGGGGTGCCCAGCCACTTGCTGCCGTCCCATTGCCACTGCACGTTGTTGGGGCCAGCGAATAGCTGGTTGAGGGACGGGGCGTTGGGGAAGTCGAGCGGGGGCATGATCAGAGGTCCGCGCTGGCGGTGAAGCCGCTGGTAAAGTTGACGCCGCCAATGGCTGTTCCTGTTGCGTAAACGCCAAACTGCGACACCCCGACGGAACTGGTGGCGATGCCGGATGCGTTTGAATAGGTCGTGCCAGTAAAGGCAATCGCTGGCGCCGCTGTGCCGCGCATGGTTACGGGAAGACTGATCGTGGTGCCGAAAAAGCCCCCGGCCCCGGATACATACCCGAGACAATAGGCCAGCCCAGTCTGATAAAACCGCTGGCAAACCGCAAGGGTTTGCTGGGCGTCCATTTTCTCCAGCGGCGAGGGGGCAGTCTGGCCGGGGGCGGCGATTTCGAGTTGGACGCCCCAGAGATAGGTCGAGCCGGTCTGAACCGGGACGCCGCCCGAACGTGAAGCGGCTGTCGATCCCGCTGAGAACCAGAAAAACAGCACCGACCGGTGATCGTTGTTCGTGCCTAGTGTTTTGCCCACAATGCTTGGAACAATGAAGGTCATGCTGTAGCGCACCCAGCCCCCGGTAAGCGTGACCGATTGCCCAACCCCGTTAACCTGCGCGGACGGCGAGCCGCCAGAACCGAAGTGCTGGTCGATTGAGACGCCGAACTTCGCGCCCGCGACACCTGCCGCAGCATAGAAGCTGACGATGACGGTCTTTCCGCTCAATCGGCGCACATCCTCGATAGACTGGATGAGGACCGTGCTCGATCCGGCGGCTGCGTTCCCGGCGGCGTAGCAGTTGAACTGATACGCGGCGTGCTCATCGAGCGGCATGCCGCCCGGCGCGAGCGCATCACGCTGGAAAGAACAGGTGTCCAGCGTGGCTATCAGGTTCCAGCGGTCCAGGGTGTAGCCGTTGGTATTGAACGGCCCCGCCCCCCTCTGGGCTACCGTAAACAAACCGTTATGAATGAGGTTGCGCCCGACGTTTCGTTGCGCTCCCGATACCGCATTGTCCACGTAGGATGTCGTCGCCACGCCCGCCTGCCCTTGCAGGCTGCTGGCCGCCGTCCATTGGGTGCTGTTGCCGTCGTTGTAGCGGACGTACAACTGCCCGCCCGTGCTGTCCCACCACAGTGCGCCGGGGTTCAGGGCGGGGGGTGTTGGGGCGATGGTGGCGCCGCCGGGCACGGCGCCCACGGCGTTCTGGACGAAGGCGGTCGTGGCGATGCTGGTGTCGGCGTCGCCTGCGGTTGGCGTGGGTGCTTGCGGGTTGCCGGTGAACACGGGGCTGTCGAGCGGCGCCATGTTGTCGATGACGTCGGCGTTGCTGTTGAGGTGGCTGCCCCACAGATCGTCGTCGGCGCCCACGGTCGGCTTCTTGAGCGCGTAGCGCGGGGTGGTGGTGTAACCGCTCATACCAGTTCCTCCAGCCGCGTCTCGTCCCAGGCGCCCGCCTTACAGCCCGTGGATGGCTGCCAGCCGCCTTCCTCGCACGGCCCCGCCGGTTGCCATGCCCCGTCCTCACAAGGCGCCCAGGCGGGCCAGGTCAGTTCCAGTTCGGCGGTGGCGCTGAAGACGATCCCCGTCAGCGCGGCGGGCACCCAGTTGATGACCAGGCCTTGCAGGCTGGCGTCGAAGGTGATGCCGCTCGCGCCCCCGACGTCGTAGACGCGCGCGTC